TGTTGCTCCCGCCATCGTTTCTGACAAGGTAATAAGCCATTACACCCAAAGCCCCGGATCAGGCCAGACTGCTGCAATGTCGTCTGACAAAAAGGTCGAAACACCAAAGTAATCATTCATTCGGGCTGCTACTTGATCGTATTCCGCCTCTGATACACCGAGTGTTGCGGCCCGCTCCGTGTCGTTCGCACCGTTGCGCGGTTGAACTGCCTGCCAGAAGGGGAGGCAAGCATTGACCTTGTGACAGTCCTGCAGCGTCATGATGTAACCAAGCAACCGGCGATCAAAGTCCACTTGAGTCAAATACGTGGTGATCGTGTCCGGGTTTTGGTATCGGTCAATCAGAGCAGTGGCGGCGATTAACTCCTGCTCCCCAAGCAGGTTGTTTACCGATGGGTATAGCGCGATTGCAAAGGCATCATCGTACTGTTCTGGCGGGCCGAAAAAGTCCATTGAATAGACCTCCTGCGCGCCGTCAAAGAACTTAATAGTGACGTTGCGCCGGGACCCGGACCATGTGCCCAATAGTATCTGGTGGGAGTCTACCATTGTGAGGGAATGCCCCCCGTGGGGGGCAAAACCTTAGCTGCCAGCCGGCAAGGTCAGTTCATAGGTGAACTGGATGCTGTCGCCGTTGTCCACGTTGATGGCTGTGAACACCGTCCGGTCAAGCAGAGTGCCGGCGGCTGTAGCACTAAACACGCCATGCTCCGTGATCGCCCGGGTGGCGGTGTAGCTGATGGTCGCAACCGTCTGGTAGATGTTGGCCGATGCGCCTTCACCTTGAGCACCGGTCTGTCGCCCGGTCTCGACCTTAGTCACCAAAGCAGTGTCGCCCACCGCTTCAGCCGTGGTGCCGGTGCCCGAATCATGATAGTTGAAAGTCTCAACCTCAGTGGTGTTCTGGAAGGCATCCACGATGAAATTCACCCCGACCGTGGTCACCAGCTTAGTGCCGACCAGTCCCAGACTCTCAATGGACCCGTCAGACCGGAACACCTTGGCGAACAGGCGTGCCTCTGGGGCAACGGCCCGGTTGAATGGGCGAATCAGAGCATTGCGCAGGATTCGGAAGTACAGACCCGTCTCCAGCCAGATGCGGTTGAAGTCCCAGCGGTACAGACTCTTGTGACGGATGACTCGTGTGCCCAAAGATCCCGCCGGCGCCACTGATGCATTCATTCTGCTCATTTGCTATCCCTCTATGCGTAAGTGGCCCCGGGTTGCCCCGGGGACCGATTCTAGTGTTGCTGATTAGGTCAGGGCACCAGGATTGGTGTTGATCTTGACAGCAATTTCAGTGACGCCGTTTCCAGCAGCCTCCATAGCAACGCCGCAAAACGTGATGTCACCAGCCGCTGGGGTTGCTGCGGAATCTTCAACAGCAGATAGAGAACTGTCCCAGATCACGCCTTCACCCTGTGCGATAACAGCCGTGGACACCTTGGGGATAGTGAAGACACCCACGATGTCCAACACACCAGTGCCGGTGGTGGCAGCAATATCATCCTTGGCTACGCCGATGATGTTGCCGACCACTACAACGTCACCTGAGCTGATAGCCGCCCCGGTGTTGTCGTAGTCCAGTGTCATTCCCTGTGCTACATAGTTTTTGCTCATTTCAGTTCCTCCAGAAGTTTGGGGTCAGGTGAGGCGCCCGGGTTGCCCCGGGCAGTCTCAATTAGGCGCCTGCGTTCTTGTACAGACCACGGAAGTCAAGCGGAGTAACCGCCGCATCCATCCGGATCTTGAACTCAACGCCGTCAATGTTCCAGCCCTCACGCTGCTCCAGCACCGGAGTCTGAACACCGTCCAGATACGACACCTCAACCGTATCATAGACATTGGGGTTGGCCGCCAGATACCACGCTGTGGCGCTGTCGGTAGACAGGCGAGCATCGGTGACCACTTCCGCCATATTGCGAACCACGTTGGGCTCCCGGAAGGATGTGGTGCCGCCCTCTGCCGGATTCCACTCTGCGCTCATCAACGTCTGGAGGCTGTCCTGCAGTTCCAACGGTCCAAGGATATAGGACGGACGGATGTTCAACGCATGTGCGTTCTGGTCCGGGTCCTTTTGCTTGCCCATGGCGGTGCGACCGGCACTGATAGTGGTCGTGCTCGGTGCGGCGCCGGCGCCGGCAAGGTTGCCGTGGTTCGCGTGGAACAGTGCGATACCATCCGCCAGTGCGGCGTTGTCGGTCAGGACGGCGTATGCCAGATCGCCAACAGTCCGGATAGACGCACGCCCCATCTTCTGCGGGACCTTCGTGAACACGTTCATGTCATCGTTGATGATGGCCTGACGGTTGATGCTAAACATCTCACCGTAAGTCGCCAGCTTCAGAGTCACGCCACGATCACCGATGGTGATGTATTTGTACTCTGCTCCTGGGCGGACTTCCCGCAGCGATGGGAATGTGTTCAGATCAACACGGTTGTGAACCTTGAAGTCAGTGAGGGTGCCGGGGACGGTCCAGCGCTGGAACGTCTCCTCAGCCTCCTCATAACCCTTCATCATGGACTTGTATGCAACATTCGCTAGAATGTTCACAAAGTCGCCTGAGCTGTGGGTCATAGCCATCTTGACCATGTCCATCGGGCGCAGGCCACGGCTAGGGACGTTGTGCGCGTCCAGCATCGCCCGGGCCAGCTCGCGCAGAGTCAGGCCACGGAACTCGTTGCCGCCCTCCATGCGCTCATAGCCGCAGCGATCCATGAGAGCAGCGGTGGCGCCCTCTACCATCTTTTCAGACTGGTCCTGCCCCGGAGCAACGCTGTGCTGAGCCTGCGTGTCAGGCTGCTTGCTGCGCTCCTCGGCCAGCTTGTCGATGACCTGTGCCCGGGCGCCGTCAATATCGACACCGGAGTCAATCAGCTCATCGGCATAGTCCATAGACAGACCGGCGGACGCTACAGCCGCACGGATGTCAGTGGACCGCTTGCGCTCCGCAACGGCGCCCTCTGCGCGCAGGGCATCCTCGTTTGCCGCCTGCGAGGCATCAGGCTTGTTTTGTGTTTCAGGCATGTCATTCCCCTCTCTGGTTGAAGTTTCTGTCTGTGCTCGCATCAGCAGCTTGTTTGTGGGTGCCTTGGAGAACATCGACACATCCACGGATGCCGCCACCTGTACCGGGTCCGTCAGCATATCGGCAAAGCCGAACTCAACAGCCTCTGACCCAGTCATCCACGTCTCCTCGTTCATCATCGTCTCAATCTCCTCCTGAGACTTGCCTGAACGGGCCACGTAAATTCCAACAATTGCTTCTTTGATCTTGTCCAGCTTGTCCGCGCTCTTGCGCAGTTCCTCAGAATCACCAACGGCTACATCCCAAGGATTGTGAATCATGATCATGGCGTTTTCTGGGATTATAACCTCATCGCCAACCATAGCCAAGACACTTGCCATACTTGCTGCGAGTCCGTCAATATAAACAACCTTCTTGGCCGGGTGCGCATTGAGGTAATTGAAGATGGCAAGCCCCTCGAAAACAAACCCACCGCCGGAGTTGATCCGAATAGTCAGGGTGTCTACGTCACCCAGCCCCTCAATCTGAGCGATGACTGTCTTGGCATCAAGCTCATCCCAAGAGTCCCCGACAACGCCATACAGCAGCAGCTCGCCGTTGTCTGTTACCGTACACTGTACGCCCGTTTTCATTCCTCACCCTCCGCAGGCGCAGCAGGCGCCTCTGTTTCAGTTTCAGTTGGCGCCGGGTGGAGTGCTCCTGCCCGGCTCATAACCCTCGCATCACTGTCCAAGACAATCTCATTGTCGTCCAACCGCTTGTTGTCGTCAATGATCTCCTGCTGCAGATCCTCCGGGTTGACCCCCTGCCGGCGCTGCTCGGTGGTTAGGCTGGACAGGCCTGCGCGGATCTTATCCCTGATGGCGGGTATCTCCTTGGTTGGGTCAATCATCTCCCGGGCAGGTGGGTTCCACGATACGGTAGCGCCCCGGGCGCCGGCTATGCCGGACAGCTCTGCGGCGTCAGCGAACCACTGCCAGACCCCCTGACAAACTTGAGGGACAAACATGTTGCCCTGCCATGACCCGATGTTGCGCTGGAACTCCAACCAGCCCATCCGTCCAGAGGTGAAGTTCACCCCGGTCAGATCCCCGGTCAACGCCTCATAGGGCACGCCGATCCCGGACGCAATAGCATGTAGCTGCACACTGGTGTATTGGTCATAATTCTCAACGGTGGGC